GCCCTTGAGGCAGCTCATGAGGCAGCCCTTGAGGCAGCCCATGAGACATCACTTGAGGCAGCCCTTAAGGCAGCCCTTGAGGCATCACATGAGGCAGCCCTTGAGGCAGCCCTTGCGGCATCCCTTGCGGCATCCAATTCTTCTAATGTGGCGTTTCCTTCAGCGTATTGCTCTGCTGTTTCGATTGCTACTCTCGGCCGTTTGTCGTCTGGATATTTATCTTCAAATAAAGGCAGTACATCTCTCGCACAATAGCACGCAAATAGTCTGGTTGTCTTATCGTTCCACGTTTCAATTTTGCGAATTATCCGCATACGTTGCGCAACCGTTTTATTATTACCGTCAAGTGTTTCGCCGTCAAATTCGACCTCGAATAGTTGTGCGTTTATCCATTCCAATAAGTTGCTGGCTTTGCAGGCGTGATAACCGCTTTTGCAAATTGATAATGTTTCAATTTCTGGCAACCACTTACCAGGCTTATCGCCATCAGGCAAATACTCGGTGTAATCGAATTTACTGTATTCGCCTTTGTTATCAGCAGTCAAAAATTTGTAGTATTTCATTCCTGCTCCTTTATTAATTCGCTCACGTTGATAATGTGTGGATACGCCGGTATTGATATGACATTAGTTTTGCTGATGTATGCCAGATCCGGCTGACGGTTGTACTTTTTCACGAACAGCTTCACCGCTTCATCCAGACTGCAGCTGTACTGCTCGTAAAAATGATTAGTAGGTATTTCACGTTGTGACACGGCTTTTATTATTTGCATATCACGCCTTACCAAGCCGCCGGAATGATACTGATGGATTGCCAATCTTTTTAGCCTTCTCGATTTCCGGCATGGCGATTGCCAGCCCTTCAAGGATTTTACTATCCCAAGTCACGCGTGGCTTGCTGTACACCGCTTGAATAAGATTACCTTTTACCGTTGCCCCTTCTTGGATGACCAGGTCTTTTGCCGTTGTTTCAACTTCGCTAATCTGCGAATTGACTGCCTCCGCCTTGTCTGCAAATTCAGCCTCAATGTCAGATATAATCGCTTTGACTTCCGGCGGTATTGCAGCGTCCAGCAGTTTTGATTTTTCTGCGGATAAGAATTCCCGCTGTGCGTATAAGTCCTCAAGCCCGTCAATAATCTGTTGTGCGTTCATTTTTGCCCTTTCAAAATAATTCTGTTTGTCCTTGTGCTCGCAGTATCCACTCTCTCGGTATCGGCTGTGTATGCCTGCACTCTGGATAATTTGGACAGCCTAAAAACTGGTGTTTTGTTATATGGTTTGTTTTTACAATCAACTTTGCTCCACATAGCGGACACTCGATTATCGTTTCCTTGTTGTTCTCAAATTTAGGAGTTGCCATTTCGTTTTCCCTTTGGCTGGACGGTTTCCCGCCCAGCCGTATGAAGGAGAGAAGATGTTTATTGATTCAGCAGTACTGCCAGCGCGTCAAGCTTATACTGATAGGCTTCACGCTGTTCTGGTGTCAATGCCTTGTCACGCATAGCGATTGAAATATTTCTATCCATCGCTTCCCATGCTTTACGGTCAAGATCACCGTACCTGTCGCCCTGTGAATTGGTCACGTTCTTAGCGGATTCAATATCCATTTTTGGCTCAAAAGGTATAGCCTCGACTTCCGCTTCAAACCCGATCTCGTCAAGGATTTCCTCAACTGGTTTCTTACCGTTGCCTTTAGGTTTCTGCTCAACCGCCTGGACGGTGACGACTTCGTGGTTTTCGACCTGTCCCATTTCCTCGCTGGTGTATAATCCTGATAACTCCTGCGGAAATGCCTTGCGTAGTGCCTGAGACTCGGCGCATTTTGCCAGCATAATATCCGGCATCTTTACCCAAAAATGAGTCGCCCCGCCGTCTTTGGTTTTCTGAACGTATGCGTCATATCGTGCAACCGCCCATAACGGCTCACGAAAATTTGAACTTACAACCCCAACTTTGGCAGCCGCAGGAGGTTCGCTATTCAGCCAAACATCGTGCCATTCACCATCTTTCCCGCACCAGTACGGGCCTAACTGTCCGGCATACTTGCCCGATCTCTCAGCAATAAGCCTCAGCCCGTCAATGCTTACCTGGATACCCATCACTTCGCGCTTTTCTTTGCTGTCCCACCGCTTGATGGCGTAAATCTGACGTGAGAACGGGTCTAACTGTGTGCGCTGTGCCTGCTGAACGAATAAAGCCAGCTCGTCATTGGTAGCACCTTTAGCAATAGTGCACTTGATTAACTCGACCTGCTCTTTGTTGTAAATAACCTGTTCTTGTGTTGCTAAACTTTTTTCCATTATTTACTCCTTAAGGTAAACTATTTTTAGTAGCCCACACTGCGAACCCCGCAATGAGGATTGATACAACCGCTGGCCATATTCCTGAGCACGCCAGCATGATAAACAGCCCCACTCCGTAACATATCCAGCCAATAGTCTTAATCATCGCACCACCGCCATATACCCGCCGGCGTCCACTAAAACCTTGTGGCAGTCTAAGCAGTAAAAATAATCCTCAACCTCATCGTGCTCGCCCCAGCTGTACTTGAACTCGATATTTTTATGGCTGCACTGGTGCTGATTGCGGATATCCTTCAGTTGAACATTGCCGGAGTCTGACCAGCACGGCCCGCCGTGTGACTGTTCGAAAAATGGCGTAAAGCCCAGCACCTCAACCCGGTGATAAGCATCGCCCCGCCGGTCATAATGAAGTTTCCCGACTCTGACTTTGAACCACTCATTATTGATTCTTGCCTCTGCTAATATTACGCTTTCAACCATCACGCCCTCCGATTATGCCCTAAACAACTGATCATACTTTTTGGCTTGATCTTTAATCCACTGATTGATAATCACTGATAACATATCACTGATTGATATGCCATCATCATCAGCCAGCCGCTTGACCTGGTCGCGGTCTGATACCCTTATTCTTGTCATTACAGTCTTTTCTTTTTTGGGATGTGCCATAAGTAATTCCTCCATGCTTATAGTATACACTATTGTTTACTAACCTAACCTTAAAGAATTCAATATTTACCTTAAAGAATTCGTGAGATAACATACCTGGCGTGTCATGCGTGGCGTGTGCTTCGATAATTAGTCTGAGACTAATTATTGTATATTATTCTGAAATAATATCTTTTACAGAGTCTTGAGACAGCGTATATATTTCTTCTTTGTGCGGTTCAAGATATTTCAATAATAAACTTCTGTTTAGTAACAGCGCAAGTTTTCTATGGACAATTCTGTGACAATTCTCGCACAAGGTTATACAATTTTCTTTTGAGGAATCTCCGCCCCAAGACACTGGAACTATATGGTGCAACCTCAATTCTTCGTTAGCACCGCACATATCACAGGCATCTTTTCGCAATCGCCACGCCCGCCCGGCGGTATAAATAGCCTTTCTTATTGATACATAATCAGTTTGGTTTTTATGAATACGCCCTACAAAATTTCCCTTGTATCCAAGAATTCTTAAAGCGATTCGTAATACATTTGCCTGTTTGCTCCTGTTGCTGGTCTTGCCTTTATAATATTGTTTTATAAACGGCATCAATTCACAAGACTGAATATCGTCTGTTCTTTTCGCCATTTCTATCAAAGCGATAGACCCGTCAACTCCCCAAGTCATAACCCGCCTGGTGCAATGAGCACACGATCTTCTGTATTCATTACCACATATTTCACATATCATTTTTACCGCCTCCATATACTATAATATTATGATTGTGTGTATTATAGCATATATTGGTATTCTATCAACCTATACAGAACTGCAATTCAAATGACGATATGGACGAGTCCATTCATTATGGATTATCGTACATGATAAGCCTGTCATGTATTAAATATTGGCTTTTATGAACATGATGTAAATAAGGAATTCCTTATTTACATTTCCGATTGTCATTATATTTTGTGTCAAATAGAAATTGATTGCAATAGGTTAGCGCGACAGATAATATAATACAATCATACCCATTTAGACTATAAAATGAGTATGATAAACATTCAATATAAATATTCTACGATTGAAAATACAGGCTGTTTTTGCGAATTAGCATTATAACTTGAATA